AATGCGCTACTGTCAACGTATAATTTAGTAGCAGCTTGTAGATCATCGTCACCGTTAGGTGTTCCTTGACCTGCCAACGCCCCTGGATGATCATACAGTGTAAGTGCTCCGGTCATCACATCACCGGATCTTCTTACAGTGGATATTCTTGGCATTGCTTCGTTTGTAGCAAAGTTTCCTAATAATGTAGCATCGTAAAAAGCATCTACAAATGTTTGTACACCAGTACCAGATCCAACGGCTACATTAATTTTGCCAGTACCAGCTTTAGCATCTAATTCACTGTTGTGTAAACTGAAATGATTTTCGTCTACAATTTTCAAGTAATAGGTACTTACTTCATTTAATGGAGTAGCATTTGCTCCAGTTGAATTATATTTTACAGCATAGCCGTCGTAGGCAGTATCAAGTCCGTGATTAACTACTCGAGCTAGATTTGAACCAGCAGATGTATTTTCCCATACACTAATAGTAAATGTATATTCTCCAGGAGTGGCTGGTTCGAATCTTACACGTACTGACCCTCCGCCGCTGGCTCCGCCTGATTGTCTGATATATCTCTGATCGGCGTAACGTTTATTAATAACAAGGTCGTCTTCAGTGATGGCCTGTGATCCAGCTAGACCATGAATAGCATTGAATAAATTAATAGCATCAGTGTCAGTTGGTTCAGCTATTTTTGCAACAACGAACTCGTTAGCGTTTAATGGGCCGCCTAATTTAGGACTAATATCAGATTCTACACTAGCTGCAGTACTAGCAATAGTAACAGTTGTACTATTTTGAGTTATAGCGATACCTTCTCCTGCTGCTAAATTTTTAGCTAGAATATTGTCGCCAAAATCGTTAGCTATGAATATTTGATTAGGAGCATATTGATCAGGCCAGTCGTCTAAATCTGTTGTTCTGATTTGCCCGCCTTCGCCAAATACAGCATAGAGATCTCGGAAGTTTTCATTAATTTTTCTAAAACTTTCTCTAATACTATCGCCAGTACCGTCATTACCGACCGTACCAATGTCAATTACCTGTCTTGCCATGTTTAAACCTCGTCGTAATCGTAGTGACTGCTAGCACTGAAACTTGACCCACATCCGCAAGTAGTTTCAGCGTTGGGATTTTTTATTGTAAATTGACTGCCGGAAATATCGTCAACATAATTAATTTCAGCACCTTGAAGATATTGGGCACTCATACTATCCACTAGTACTGAAATACCGTGCGCTGTTATACAAAAGTCGTCGTCATTTTGTATTTCATCTAGAGTAAAGCCATATTGAAATCCACTACAGCCTCCTCCTTGAACAAATATTCGTAATTTAAGGTCAAGATTATTTTCTTCTTGTATTACTTCTTTAATTTTAAGAGCAGCATTTTCAGTAATGTCTAGCATAAATTCCTCTTTGATAACATATTTATTAGATATTTTTATAACCTTAATGTAAATACTTGTATGTACATAACATCTTTGATAGAAAAAGTTGAGTATACTAGATTAAGCAAGTTGGGTATAGAGCATACGTATCATAGATCTAGGACCTGGATTGTGTTTCATTGCGATAACTGCGGTATTGAATTCAAAAGACTTAAAGGATCCATGGATCCTAAAAGACTGAGCAATAATTATTTTCACTGTTGCGCTGATTGCAATAGTAAAAAGTTTGCTCAACGTAAGGGCGTCGAACGGAAAAAAATCTGGGATATGCCTGCTAGTAGTACATTGCCAATAAATCGTTTTTAGATATATTGGCTCGATAAATATCCAACAAGGAGATCTCTATGGAAATTATTATTGCTGTTATAGCTCTAGCTGTTATTGTCTACGTTGGGTACCGAGTACTTAACCAAGAAAAATCAGATGGAAGCCATCCATTAGATGCTGCTACACAAGCACCTTATAAGATTGAAACTACTACCAAACCGGACGGTATCGGACATGAAAGTATTCCAGTTATGCCTACTTTAACTAATGCTTTAGATGTAAACGGTGACGGTAAAGTGAACTTAGAAGATGCCAAAGAAGCGGTGAAAAAGACTAAGAAAAAAGTCAAAGAAGTAAAAGAAGAAGTTGTCGAAACAGTTAAAAAAGCTCGAGGCCGCAAACCAAAAGCAGAATAAAAAAGGGCCTGTGGGCCCTTTTATTTTATTAAACTTCTTTCATAAAGTGAAAATGAAGCAAGATTTTTTGCTTTACTTTCACACATAATATCAAATTGATCGTTAAATGTTAGTGCCCAGTCATTAACAGCCGTATTCCAATAAAAGTCCGAGTGTGCTCTCAGCTTTTGTTTTTTATGTCCTGAGTCCAGAAGCAGTCGATGATCCGGTAGAGTATCTACACAATGCTCAACAAGTACATCTTCACGGCTAACACTATAATGACAGACAGGACGCAGCCCACGCCAGCTATCAATAACACGTTTAACCCGATGGTCATCAGGTTGGATATACTCTCCTTCACGGACCCAGTGGTGATGTATGTCCATAACAATAGGCACAAGGTCGCTAATAAGTAAGCAGTCGTTAAGTCCATAACTTATCTCTTCATTCTCGATTGTTAATGTGTTTCGTGCTTCAGGGCTAAGACGTTGATAGGCAGCACGAACGCCATCAGGTCCTTGTCTACCAGCTATGTGTACATTAATTTTAAAATCTTGAAAGGTACGTCCATAGCCCATCCAACGAGCCATATCTACATGGTATTCGAACTCGTCGATACTACGGGTGACAATATCTGGATTGTCGCTTGCCAAAACGCAAAATTGGCCTGGATGAAAAGATAGACGCACATCACGGCTACGAGCCAACTCACCCACTTGGCTAAACTGTGATTCACAGTAAGCCCTAACGTCACTGCGACGCCAAAAATAACTCCAAGTCCGCTCAGTGTATACTGGTAAAATGTCAGAACTGATACGAACCATTCTAAGTCGTTCATTTAAATTCCCCACTCGTTCAACGAGTAATCTAGTTGCTTCAATATTCTGGACCATGAGGTCCCACAGTTTTTGTTCTGCTACTTCTTTTGTTTGACGATTCAACCATGCTACAGTAGTAGTCCCGGTATTGTATTTTTTACAATCATCCTTAGGCTTAATACCATCTACTTGATGCGAGTAGTCAATCCATTTACATGCGAAACCGATACGTTTAGTCATGATAATAGTATATACGAATCATTGCCAGTTGTCAACAATAATTGGGTCTTGTACGTCCGAAGGCTTAGGATCTCCATGAAACACTAGAATTTTAGTTCTTGAATCAACAGTAGGGTTAGCTATTTCTTTGAATTGTCTTTTCAAACCAATTTTAATTACATCGTTTCTGTTTCTAATTTCCCATTTGTAACTTCGAATCCATTCATCAGGCCAGAATTGAAAGTTATGTTTTATTTGACTATAGATCCAATCTTGATCACCATGCATTTTTCTTGTCACCGAAATATCTCTAACTAGATTATTCCAAACAAAATCAAACGAACCTTTTTCAAATTTAAAAATACTACTGTTAAATTTACTCCAATCTTTGATACTGCTTCGATTAAAGTCTCTGATTATACAAAATTTTCCCGGATTATATGTCCACAGACTATCGATATTATCTATTACTACAATATCTAAATCAAGAAAAATTATTGTTCCTTCTAAAGGAAATTCTGGACTGAAAACCCAAGGTTTATACCACCACCCCTGTAATCCTGGTTGTTTAGGTATTGGAATAATTTTAATGTCTTGATTAAGATGACTAGCATCTTCAGTTATACAGGCAAATCCGAAAGGAACAGAACAATGCCGTCTAACCATGTTATACAATTTGTTTACATACGAACTGCTATATTTGGTTCCGTGTTTAAGACAAACTATCCATTTATCCATGGACTGCCTCATACACTTTTTTAATACTTACCAATAGATCTTCTAATTCATCTAAGGGTATCATATTAGGGCCGTCGCTAGGAGCAGAGTCTGGATCTTCGTGGGTTTCAATGAATACTGCGCTTACAGATCCTGTGGCTATAGCCGCCCGCGCCAAGTAGGGTACCATTGATCTATCTCCGCCTGAGCTTGCTCCCATTCCGCTAGGTTGCTGAACGCTGTGTGTACAATCAAAGACCACGGGATAACCAGAACGTTCCATAATAGGTAAACTACGCATATCGACCACAAGATTATTGTATCCATGTGTTACTCCTCTTTCACATAACATGATATTCTGATTGCCAGTACTAGCAACCTTTTCGGCAGCACGAGCAGCATCTCCAGGTGCCATGAATTGGCCTTTCTTAATATTAACTAGACATTTTGATTCACCTGCTGCTAATAGCAGGTCTGTTTGTCTAGAAAGAAATGCAGGTATTTGCAGTACATCTATTCCAGCATACTGACAAAATCTAACCTGCTCAGGATGGTGTATGTCTGTAAGTGTTGCCACATCTACAGACTTTTTTACACCATACATAATATCTAGTCCTTCAGTAATACCAGGGCCTCGCTTAGTATTAATACTGGTACGATTAGCTTTATCAAAGCTACTTTTATAAATGAAATTCATACCTAGACGATGTGTTATTTCTTTTACAGCTCCGGCAACCATTATAGCATGTGTTAATGATTCAATTTGACAAGGGCCAGCAATTACAGTTAACGGCTGTCCTTTACCTATTTCAAAATTTCTTAATTTAATCACGCAAATAGATCCTCATTCCAATCTCTATGACCTTCACGGAAAGCCATATTGCTTTGTGTTTCACGCACTTCTACACGATAACACCAGAGACGATCTGCTTCTCCTGCCCCCCACATATCCGGAATATAAACACCATTAACAAATTTATAAAGCTGATCAGCAAGCCCTTCACATCCTAGGCGAGGAAGTACTACTATCTTTGCCATTTTCTTTTCTTGTAACAGTTTAAATGTTTCCAGTTCAGGATCGTCTTGTGCTACAATAAGTGTGTGATCGAATTGGTCTTCTAAGATCTTTTTAAGTTCTTTGAGACCACCGTAATCAGCTGCCCAATTACGCACATCTAAATCATCTGTACCAAAATAAAATTTCATTGAAAACGAGTAACCGTGGATTAAATTGCAATGGCTGTCTGCTCGCCATTGACGATAGGCGCATGGAAAAGAATCGTGATATTCTTTAGTTGATGTGTATTTGTAAACTCTTGTTGGGTAAGACATATTATTCTCCTATATTAAATCTTAACATAGGCCTGCAGAATTTGTAAAGCGGGATGAAGAGCCAGGAAGGCCGCTATGAATATATTATACTTATAATTTTGTTATTGTCAAGTTATTAATATGTTTCCATTGATCTGGAATACGCCAATTATCTGGTTGTCTCTGTACAAACTCTATATTAGAAAAATGATTAAACAGTTTGCCTAACTGATATATCCAAAAATCTGGAGTTACACGTCTGTCATGCGCTCCAGCATAATTAGGAGTACTTTTATAGATATTATTAACAAAACTGGTCTTGCTCCAAAGATCAAATCCTAGAAGATGTATTTGTTTTGGATTTTTAAGTGCTGCTATAAGCACAGCATAAGGACCACTATTCCAATGAAATGGTTGATCACTTTTATTTAGACCACTAAAAGGAAGTTCAGGAAGAGCTTTGACTTGACTGCGTTTTCTATAATTGTCTATCCAATCTTCTCTAGTGTAAATTGGAAGTCCTTTGTTCTTTTCGTTACGAAGAATTTCGTCTACCATGCGCCTGTCTACTGCTACATATTCGTTACAGGTGAAATCTCTATGTACAGCATTACAGCCAACAGTATGTTCTTTTAATTGATTTAAGGCAAAACCTTCTCTGCTTTGCCCATTTCCTATTACCCACACTTTCAATTTTTATTGTCTTGCGATAGCACCAAAAGGTAACCATGCTCCAGGGCTTCCTGAAGCAACACAGACCCATCCGATGTAGTCTGTAGCTTTAGGATCATCATTCCAAACAATGTCTCCTTTCCTATATTGTCCTAATACAGGAGCACGAGACCCTACTATGAATTTTTTATTTTCTATACTTATAGGACCGTTAACTGTAAATGACACAGTTGGGTCTGGTGTAGTTACTCCTACAGCTAAGTTACCATAAACAGTAACAGCTCTTGAAGTATTTGAAGCATTGCCAATTGTTATATTACTTCCAATATTGAAGTCAATATTTTCATCTTTACTGATACTAAACTGATCTTTTACTTTAACTAGATTATTGCTGATTGTCATTCTTCCCACATCTATTTCTGAAGTAGAAAGTTTTTTAGCAATAGCAGCATTGCCTCCGACTTGAAGTTCTTTTAAAACACCTACGCTGGTCAGATTACTTTCTGTAACTGTTTGTCCAAGTTTAGTTAAACTTAGAACAGAAATATTTTCAATAGAATAAAATTTGTCTTTAGCTAAATCAAAAATCTCTGTTGAGTGTATTCTATCAGGGCCTGCTTGCAGACAAAGTTGTTTACTTACTCCCGAGAGTGGAGACCAAATAATACCTTTGCCATAGTTAGTTGACTCTTTAGTTTCTTTAAACAACATCCACGGTGTGCGTTCAGTAACAAGATCGTCTACGATTAATTTACCGTGTATTTTAATCTCGCCATTAGTGTTAATGGTTATCCTTGGCACACTGTCGGCAAATATCTCAACAGCATCATTGGTAAAAGTACCTATGCTGGCTGTTTTACTTTTAAGTGAGCCAATACCAAACTCTATATTATTTTCTTTAATTGTCAGAGCACTACGTGGCGATTCAGTATTAATACCTACTCTGTTAAGGTCACTGTTAACGAATACAAAATCGCCTAGTTCAGCACTACCAGATACTCTAAGATTTTTAAGTGTTCCTAATTGTTTTAAATTACTCTTAGTAACAGTGTTACCCAATTCTGTAAAATTTAAAACACTAGTATCGTTGATTTGAAAGTCTTTATCTTCGGATAAGTTGATAGATAAATCGCTACCAATCATTCCATTTTTGAAAATGAAATTTTTAGTTTTTCTTCCGTCGCTCCATTTGATTCCTTTGCCCTCTACTTCACTTAAATTATTAGCAGCAAAGATTATTTCTTTTTTTGGTTCTATAGTATCGACTGTAATTCTACCGTTCGTTACGGTTAAGGACGGTTGGGTAGCAAGGTCGTCGATTCCTTGACTACTAAATCTCATTGGTTCGTAAATGTTTATGGCCATAGAAATACTCTCTTTTGTGTATTTAGCCGATAAAAGAGTCTTAATAAAT